GTTGCTGATGCATCTGCATCTGTGTCGAACGATGTGATACCGCCGTTACCAGAGCCACCTGCGTCACCCAGAGCAACTTCAGAAGCTGCAACACCTTTTAGTACTGACATCAAAGCATTACCTTCGTCATCACCACGTACTTGTGCGAAGTCACGAGCAATTTTTGCAAGACCATCTTGCTTTGAGATTACTTCTTGCATGTTAACTTGTTGAGCACCGAATGTACGTACTGTTTTAACGTAGTTTGCAATATCTGTTGAGATATCTGTGTATGTACCATCAGTTGCACTTGATAAAGATGCAACATTGATATTTGCAGCTAGTGGTTTGTACATACGGAACTGACCAACGAAAGATTCACCATCAGCAGTAATGTCGTCACGCTGACCAACGATACCTGTTGAGTTCAGCTTTTTAGCAGTTGTATATGCTTCGTCAGCATATGCTGAGATAGCCAACGCTACATTTTGAAAATCGGTATTTGTAATAGCCATTTTATTATTTCCTTATAATAGATTAATACCCGAAATTTCCAAGTTGCCCCTTAGCAGCCATATTTAAAATTTCTTCTGTTGTCATTTGTGAAATTGATTTTTGTTCAGAAGTTTGAGCTGCGGCAGCTGGAGTCGAGGTTCCACTCCCTGTATTTGCTTTTACACGGAATAGAAATTCATTATCTTCACTTTTTGAGTAAGAGTCAATAAAGTCTTGAATAGAAGAACCAGATTTATGTACCCATGCACCATTTTCGTTTTGAACAAGTTGCTCAACGATATCACGCTGTGCTAGTTGACGACTACGCTCATTACGGAACTCTAAGTTTGCAAGTTGATTATTAACAACATTGTCACGGTTCAGTTTAGTGTTTTCTTCTTCGAACACTTTTAGTTTAGCGTTAGCTTCAGCAAGCTTCATTTCAAGAGCTTCTTTAAGCTTTCCTTCTGCTTCTAGACGTTCAATCTCAGCAGCTTTTTGTGCTTGTTCAACTTCAGCTTTAGCTTTTAAAGCCTCGTCACGCTCTTTAACCATGCGGTCCATGTTTTGTTTCATTTGTTGAAGACGTTCTTGCACCGCTGCTTCAATCGGATCAACATTATCCTTTTTAGCGTCTGGTGCTTCTGGTTCAGTCTCTTGGACTGTTTCTACTGTTTCTTCTTCAATTACTGTATTTTCTTCACTCATAATTTTTCCTTTCAAGCACAGCTTGGATTATATAATTTGTGTCACAGACACATTAAAAGCACATAGGCTATTACAAATAATCTATGGGCCAATGCCGTACCAATCTTGTCCTTCGGCAATCGGAGCAAGAATGTCACGGCGTGTTATTTTATTTGGTGGATCTATAAGACCCTGTTCCTTTGCTTTACGCAAAAGTTCATTGTAAGATTTTCTAGAAAGACCTTGTCTGCGCATTTCTTTTAAAGTCTTTCTAATAGTATCGCCCTCTAGAGCATCAGCATAGATGGTTCTGAGAGCAGATTTTGCTCTACGTGCCTCTCCAATATTTGTAAAGAAAGCATCGTGAATAGTTGCAGTTTCAACGCCATTTTTACGCCCCCACAAGTGAAAGCGTCTTACAATAACAGCATCGTTGCTATGATTTCCGTTAACACCTAAACCAATACGAGCATCATTAAGAGAGCCTTTGCCTAAAAGCTTTCCGTCTTCTGCCGAGGATTCATAAATGTTAGCGATTTTTCTACCCGTCACAGGATCACGAAACTCAATTCGTTCTTGTATTTTTGGACGGTATCTTTGTGTCATAATTTTTCCGTCAAATGTTACCCAAGGTATATCTACCTTTTGCGTTTCATTGACAAACACTCTAGCTACGTCTTTCCAGTAATTAATAAAGTTATCTGTTACTGGCGCACGTTCTGCTAGATTTTTAGACATAATTCTTGATATTTCAGAAAACTCTTTTGGGCCAATAATACCTTTACGAGTGTTAGTTAGTTTGCTTACAAAGTCACCAACATCAGGATGTATATCTTGCGCTTGTTTTAAAAGAGTTCTTCCTGCAGGTTCATTTTTATTAATAAGTTCTACAAGTTCTGATCTAAATGATTTTAATTCTTGTGCAGTAGTAGTTGCACCTACTCTGTCTGCAACTTTAATTTTACCATCAACTAACCTTAATGTTGAATTAAGATTGTCTTTTGTAATTGTAATAAAGCCTTTTTCGTCTAGCACTTTAGCGAATTTATTAGCCACATTAGCTGTTTTAGTTGCTGCTCCTGCACCATAAAATGAAACCATGTTTTGTGCTTTTGCAGCTTTAGCTAAATCTTCCCAAGTTAAACTTGCATCACGAAGAGCAGGTATTTTAAGGAATTCAGGATCGTTTACAGTATCCATAGCAACTAAGTCATAAAGACGATTTTTTTGAGTTGTAGCTAAAACATTAGAAGCCTGAGAAACAGCACGATCTCCTGTAGATAAACCAATAATTTGAGCACCAGAAGAACTAGCATCATTTTCAATCATTAACTTTGTTTGATAATCTTCTAAGCGCTTACCTGATTTTCTGTGACGCTCTATACGAGCATATTCAAGCGCCATTCGCCCCATTTTAGGAACTTCTGGCCCCTCTAAACCACGAATAAGCGGATGTTCTAAAAACTCTCTCATACGTCTATCACGTTGAGTTTTAGACATCATTATTTCACCTAGTTCAATAATTTTTTCACGATTGCGATTAAATATTGCTCTGCGTCCAGCTTGTGTTAAAGCTTCTGTTCCAGGTCCAATTAAAGCGCCTATTTGAATTTGTAATTCATCTAAAGCATCAGTTGACATGTTAATTGCTTTACCTGAATTTAAAAAAGGTCTAACAAGCTCACCGCCTGTAGGGGTTAAATATCCTCTATGATAAACTCGCCCTCTTGAATCCAAAAAGGCATTTGTCCTGAAGTTCCTACCTCTTTGAGCGTGGTACTTAGCTGTTGCCATAAGCCCGTAGCCTTGTTCTCCACGATTAAGTATTTCGTGTCTAAATTCGTTAATACTGTCGTAATATTGTGTCTTTCCTCTAGGATCTCTAAACCTAGCAATATTATCCATGAATTCAACAAAATCATTGTCTACTCCGTATTCAACATTCATAACATGGTTTAACATTTGAGCCATTTCACGATCAATCTGTTTAGGATCATAATCAGGAAACTTATCTCTAGATATTAAAGGTATTCCTGTATCATTACCTCTTGAATCAAAATAAGTTTTTTTACCTGCTTTAACAAACAAACGATCACGATTATTTACAGTGCCTAGTCGTCTAGCAATCGTTACTCTTCTTTCTGCTTCTTGAAGTTTAAGAAGATTTTTATCTATAACAGTTACTTCTCTAGAAATTGTGTCACCCCAACCTCCAGAAGCACGCCCTGTATCTAAATCTAAAACACCTCTTCGAGTTTTACCTCGAAATTGTATTCGAATTAAACCTTGATCTTGTAATGATTTTAATATTCGAGAACCTTCTGCATGATGGTCTTTTAAAGTATGTTTTGTAAAAGGGACAATATTTTTAAAATCATCTGAAAAACGTTTTCCAATATTAATTGCAAGACTGTCATAATCAGTAGATTGACCTGATGCTACAAGTTTTACAATATTAGTTAAAGAATCAATAGCCTTGTCATCAAATAATTTTGATTTGGGTTTTTGTTTTGCATTTAAAAATTCTAAATCTAAAATACGTCTAACGTTTTCTCTACCATTTGATAATGTTTTTGTTATCCAACTATCACTAGGTTCTCTGTTAAATTTCTTTTTGTAAGCTTCATATTGTTTATAAAAGGGTATACTGCCTTCTTTAAATCGTTTAATTAAAGTTTCTCGATCAGGATAATTAAAGTACTTTTTAAAATAAACTCTAGCAGGCGCACGTCCTCTATAATAAAGTTTTTCAGCAAGTTTTTTGCCTTCTTTTGCTCTCCAATTATCAATATAACGTTGATCGGCTAATTGGTTATCAACTATATCACTAAAATTGTAATATTTACCCATAATTTGAATTTGAGGGGTGTCTTTAGAAAGATAACTGACAAACATTTCTGATCGTTTACGAGCACGAGTATCTAATAACCTAGATACGTTTTGAACTGCAAATCTATTTTCTGATCTAACAACAGAAACAAAATCTTCCCAAGGACGTTTGTCCTTAGCATAACGCTCTAAAACAACACGTAAATTTTCTACAATAACTGTTTGCTGATTTAAAGAAACTTTATCGTCTAATCCTGCAACAAAAGATTCAACCCAATCTTTTTGTTCTGAATTAAGTAATTTAGAATTTCTCATAAAATCTAAACGTTCTTGATACAAGTTAAAATCAGGATCATAAATATTATTGTTTTTAATTTCGCCTGTTAAAGGATCAGCGCTAAAATTTCTTTCGTCAAACTCATTACCTACTCTTCTACGAGAAGCTTGTTTACCTACAAGACTAGTTCCTTTATAGTCAGTTAAAGACATAGTTTTATTATAGTCAGAAGCATCATTAATAAACATTTGACGAAGATCGTCTTTATGTTTAGGATTTCTAACTAGAGAACTAGGCCGTGTTGCATCTATTCTAAAGTCTTGTTCACGTAGTTTTTGACGAGGCTTGTATATAGCAGTTGCTTGAGCTGCTCTGTTTCTTAAGGCTTGTATACTTAAAGCTTTTCCTTTTTGAGTTACAAATTGTTCAGCTTTAAGACGACCTTGCCTAAACAAATTAGCAGCATCTTCAGAGCCAAGCATTTTAGTTTGAATATCCATGCTTTGTCTTTTTAGCCATGCACCAAAAGTTTCTCTTTTAGGTGCTTGCCCTGTTAACTGATCGTCTCTTTTTTTCTTTAAAGCTGTTTTTTTAATTTTAGAAGAATCCGTTCCAATAAGTTCTTCTTTACTTTTAAGAACAGGAATAAGAGATGAGCGACAATTCCAATGTAAGGGCGGTACAAAACGTTTATCATTTACATCATAAATTTTTCCATTATGATGAGAACAAATAGGGCTTGTACGAGAGTCAAGTATAGCTGTAAACATAAAACCTTTTATCAAATCAGAATTGTTTTCTGCAACCTTTTTTAAAGCAGCGGTCTGGGTAGAAGTTATCGCAGTACGAGTTAAGGTTTTAGCTTGTATTTCGGTAATCTTAGTTGTTTTCATTACATTTGAAATAATTTCATTTTGAGATTTACCTTCAGCTAATCCTGCTTTTACTTTGCTTTGTATGCGAACAAGCTCTCCTGAAGAAATGTTTTTAATATTTCCTTTTAAACTACGAGTACCTTTAATGTTAGGTCCAGTAATTTCTGCTAACAATTCTTTTGTTTTTGGTTTAGATACTTTATAAAAGTCTTTTGTTTCTTTATAAAGATTATCTGAATGAAAAGTTAATTGAGAAGTAGAAAATTCTTTTACACTACTAGAAGTGTGTCCAAACAATTCTGTTCCAAATCGACTAATTTCTTTAGAAACATCTGCACGGATGTTTCCACGCAAAAGATCTGATAAATTTTTACGATGACGTCTAACGATACGTCTGTTCTGCACTTGAACACCTTCTTCATAAAGGCGCACATCGGTCATATGATCTACAATACGATCATAAAGTTTGTCATTAATGCTCATCTAGTACTCCACTGAGTAGTTAGTTATTCAACGATTTCTACACTATCGTCTGGGGTAGTTGCTGCTAGCGGGTCTGTTTGAATTTCTTCAATAGCCTGTTCATCGCTGTAATCAGCGGGTAGAAAGTCGTTGTACTTAGCAATGTTAATAAAAGTAGAACGAGAAATAATACCACCTTGATACCATTCTGAAACTAGTCTCATAGCACCTTCGCCGCCTACCATTGGAGCAAAGTCACTAGACATTTCAAATTCAAGATCCATAGCGGAATAATCAGTGTTATATTTCCAGTTAATCATAAACGCAATTACTTCACGAAGTGTGTTAGACACTTTTGCGTTAAGTGTACCTAGTTGTGCTGTCTGAGAAGCATTACGAATTTCTAAAGCTACACCTGAAGCTGCTTGCTCTGGTGAAAGCATACGAATACCCATTTTAGCCATTTCTTCAAC